AAGACCATGGTCGGCTGGAGCGGATTGAGGCAAAGCTTGACACCGTGGGGGAGGCACTCGTCGCGTTGGCGAGGCTTGATGAGCGGATGATTACGCTGTTCAAACGAATGCAGACTTTAGATGACCAACAGAGCGATCAATCCAATCGTTTGGTCAAGCTGGAAGGCAACGTCGGATCAAACGGCGCAAGCCTGCGATTTGCGGAGCGTTGTTTCTGGATCGTGCTTGCGGCGGTCGTCACGTTTGCGTTTAAGGGAGGTCTGTAATGACTGAAAACAAAGTAGTATTTGGTGCGCTTGTCAGCGTTATAGTTGCCCTGTTATCGTGGAATATTAGCACGACAAATGAGCTTCAGCTTCAGGTGCAGCGCCTTGAAATCATTTTGCTGAATGACGCATTTACAAAGTAAGGTATCGACATGAGATCATATTCACAAAGAAGCCTGACTAGCTTGAACGGCGTTCACCCCGACCTGCGCCGCGTCATTGACCGCGCACTTCAAGACAGCCCGCTTGACTTTGCTGTGATCGAAGGCTTGCGCACTAGGAAACGGCAAGAGCAACTTGTCGCGTCCGGTGCATCTCAGACGATGAACAGCCGCCACCTGACCGGACACGCAGTTGACTTGCTGCCGATTGATCCGGTCACAGGTAAGGGCGAGTTCGCTTGGCCACTGTATGACCAGTTTGGGCCAGCCGTAAAGACGGCAGCGAAGAAGGAAGGCGTCCCGATTATTTGGGGTGGTGACTGGACCTCATTCAAGGACGGCCCGCATTTTGAGTTGGATCGCCGCGTTTACGACAACAGCAAGTGGGCCACGTCAGAGTTACCTGCACAGGGACGCACCAGCGTTACACAGAGCAGCACGGTGCGCGCGTCGGCTGTCACAGTGGCTTCTGGCGCAGGTAGCGCCGTGGCGGCCCTGTCAGCGCTCGACAGCACGGCGCAGTACATTGTGCTGGCATTCGCTGGCGTGGCCGTGCTGGCTGGCATCTGGATCATGCGCGAACGGCTGCGCAAGTGGGCGGGTGGCGACCGATGACCATGCGCCTGCAATTATACATATTTGTCGGGCTGGCGTTCGTCGCTGGCCTGTTGCGATGGCGGTCGGCATACGCTGACGCAAAATTAGCAGAGCTAGACAAGCGGATCGCGTCTGATAGATTGGACGCAACACTGCGCAAAATGGAGATCGAAAATGATGTTCACACGCTTGGCGACATTGGTTTGGGTGAGCGCGCTGCTAAGTTCCTGCGCCCAGACGCCGACAAACGGTAACTATTGCGATCTGGCTCGACCATTGCAGTTTGAAAGCCAGCAAACCATCGACACGCTGATGGCTCAGGATCGCGGGCTGCTAGTTGGCATTGTGGTCAACAACGAAACTTGGGATCAATTCTGTAAATGAAGGATCGCCGCTCAACCAGCATTGGAAGGGCGGGCGAGTTTTTCGTTTGCTACTTGTTAGAGCGCGCAAACTGCGAAGCCACCAGATCAGACGGGCGGTTTGACGTGATTGCGCTGCGGCCTGACAGCACGCTGGCCAGCGTCGAGGTCAAAACCTGCGCCACAATTTCGCACACGGGCCGCGTCCGGTTTAAAGTTGGCGCGTCAAAAGCCGACTGGTTCGCATTTTTTGCCCTGCCGCTCGGCCTGGTTTTATTCATGCGCGGCGACGACGACCGACTGAGTAGGCAAATGCTGACACTCAGGGCGGAAGACTTTACGCCCGCCGCCCAGTCTGCGTCGTTGCGTGAATTAGCTGTGGGTCATCTCTGACGCCAACGCCAGATATCCACACGCATCAACCTGATTATCGCTGTGATTTCTATTCGAAACCGCGCGTGCGTGCTTAAATAGAGACATCATCATTGCGACGTCGTAAGCATCCAGCGGCCCCTCGTCGCGGTGGATTAGCCACCACTCCCACAGCGCTGCGATGCTGGCGAAGCTGTCTTCGGCATCGCCATGCGTCGCGGCACGGTCCTGCGTGATACATTTTTCTGCCTGTTTCAAAACTTCTGATCTGTCCATTTTGTGCTGTTCCTCGTTTTGTGTTGCTGTTAGTTATTGCCAGTGGGGCACCTGTGCTATCTGGGCGCAAGTGCTGCGCAATCTCTTTGTGATCTTTCAACTTTTGGCTTTCCCTCCACGACGCCGGTGATATTGATCTGCCAATATAGATCATGATACCTCGTTGATCTGCCTTTATATATCAACTCAGGTTGTTGTTGGTTTGCACTACAGGTCATTTTTGGCCTGTTATCTAGAAAATTGGATGTTAGCGGCCATTATTGGCCGCTTACTACATTAGCCCATGCGCCCAAAATCCGTTTCCTCACTTGGCGTTGATTGTCTATCTCCACTAGCCCGCCCGCCCCACACGATCTCCTTCATTCTTGTTGTGAACTGGACACGCCGGATCATGCCAGTAGTAGCCGCTAGGTGCGCCGTCACGCGAACAGGTGCATTTTTTGCTCATGTACTTATCCCCTTCGGCATACTTTGCCCGTTCGTGTTTAATCCTGTCGGCGACGTAGGCAGGCGCGCTGTCGATGCAGCGGCCTTCCATCTTCACGCTGTGCCGTTCTACTGCCTCCGCATTTGAATAAACGCGCCAGCAGTCGGGGCACCGGAAATTTCGCTTCTTGCTCACGATCTGCGCCCTTTGTCCGTCAATTCATACCAGTTGCGATTGCCAGTGCTGGAAACGTGCTTGCGGATAAAGCCAGCCGCGCCATTCATATTGCGCAGGGCGTTCTGAACCGACGCCGGGCGCACGACACCCGTCAGCCCGTCTTGGATTGCGCGCATTGTTGACACGCCGTCGGGGCATGTCCGAAGAAATTCCAGCACGGCGGCATCTGAGACACGCTGCAGCCCCTCGCGCTCAACCTCAGACCTGTCTGGCGTCTTTGGCATGCGCGGGCGGTGGTCGTCTGCCAGCTCATGGCGACGGATTACGCGCCCGATGTGGGCCTCGTTTGCCGTGGCCATCGACGTCAGCCTGAATGCGTTGGCGGTAATTGTTTGCAGTCGTGTCATCTGCGCTTTCCTTTCGCCGCCATGCGGTCCTCAAGATCGTCGTGGTAGGCATCAATGCAAATCAGCGCGATGAGCGAGGCTACTGCAGGCAGTTTTGCACCGCCCAAAGCTGGCAGCTTTAGTGTTTCACTGATTAGCCACTCAGCCACGGCGTCGGGCAATTTGCAAGCCACGTCCGTTCCGAGGCTGCCGATGGTCAGAAACTGGCGGTTCTGCTGCTGCAGTTTGCGCAGTGTCGTGTGCGGGCGCGAAGCGGGGGCCGGTCGATGGCCAGTGCCTTTCGCTTTATGATTATCAAGCATCATTTTCGCTCCATGACATTGGCTCGCATTTGTCTGGGTGGCAAGTGAACCACTCCGCCGACGCCTTGGTCTGCGATGACTTCCGAAATAAAACAAATTTTGAGCATTGGTCAGCATTAAACATGCGACGCATTTCGTGACCAATTGCGCTATATGCCGTGGGGTTGTCGTCCCGCACGGCTTGGAAGTCGTCCATCAACGCGCAAAACACGTCTCGGTTGTTCCAGCAGTCGCCAGCAAGCATCAATTTCTGCGTAAATTCACGGGCTTCTTCGGCGGAGATGCCGTCAAATTGCTCCGAGGCTTCCGGCTCCTGTGTAGCGGAAGTAGCAAATGTAGCGACCCACGGCGCGACGTGTACGGCCATGAAGGGCGTGCGCTCGCGGTTACCTTCGACGGGATTTGGGATTACGTCGGCGGTCAGCAGGTCGCCCGCAGAAAGATTGGCGCGAATTGATATTGATGCGGGGATGAATACGCCAAAGCCGGTGCCAATCTGAATGCCAAAACAGCTTTCATTGATTGTCCGATTTGTAACTGTCAAAGTTGTCGTTGTGGTCTCTTGGTTGTTGTCAAACATTTTGGTCTCTTTCTGATTTGGATTTGATTGCGTAGATTTCGTCGAGCGGGATGTCGTGGACGGCCCCGCAAAGAACCGCCCCATATCGGGCAATATCTTGAATAATCTCATTCGTTCTGAGCCTTTCGCTGTTGTCGTATGTCTGCACGCTGGCGCGCTCTGCTGGATATGCGGAGCCGTAA